CCAGATCCCGAAATTGAGCTCGATGGTTTTATCAATCCACTCGCCCCAGGAGACAGAAACCCCCGTCAACTCACAGTCCAACTGCCCAATGTAGCAGGATCCAAAAACGATCTGATTGGTGTCGGTGCATTGATTGGTGATCGAGAAAGAATCCTGGACAATATTCGAGCCGTCGATGGTCTGCACAAGAGTGCCACCATCATAAATGCTGCCCGTGATCCTATGCGTTTGTACGTTAAGTTTTGAGGAAAAAGCGAAATGTTCATTGATTGGATACATTCTTAAAACTCCTCTATGTCAAAAGAAAGCCTATACAAGCCATCTGTACCAGCCACCCGTTCGGATCCCTTTATCAGTTCATACCGGAAGGAATCTTCCTGGATTGAAACCGTGTAATCATCCCGGGCCTGGTCGATGGCGGTGTATAATTTCATTGTGAAAGAATTAAGTAAGAGAAATTCCTGAAAGGTTTTAAGCCATTTACTCGATACTGTCCACGTCCCCGAAGCCTTGAGCCTATGAGAGCGCACAACGATGGCGGCGCGGTGGCCACTTTCTGTCTGAAAGTTATTGACCACCTTCTCCACCGTCTCTTCCCACGAATCAGGTTTCGGGATCTGAGTTAAATTAAACATTGTAGGATACGATGTAAGCATTTCATCGCCCTCCGTTTCTGTAATTGGTTGATTGGTTCGCCCTGACTACGGCCTTACCAAATTGCATCTTATCCATCTCAAGTGTCACGTTGATATCACCGCCGCCGGCAAGCGCAAGGTTTCCGATTCCTCTGTTGATGCTCAAAAGCTGGTCCGTGTAATCAAATCCTCCCCGGATTGCTCCAGCCGTACCTTGCATTGCGATTTCCACCATAGGGATTCCTGCATTGATCTGTTGCGCCATCTGTTTCATCATGTCTGGCATCCAGCTGTTGAAATCAGAAAGAGGACCAACATCTGGCTCTGAAAAGTGGAGATAACTCTTGATAATATCGCCCGCGTTGCTTACGGCGTTTCTCAGTCCATCGAATTTTGACCGAATACCAGCGGTGATGTTGTCGATCAGATGCTCGCCCCATGTCCGAGCGCCAAGGATGAAACCTTCGATAAATTTCTTTATGTTCTCGAAAGTCTGCTGAATATCATCTTTTATGCCGTTTACTCTGTTCGAAATGGTTTCCTTGATGTAATCGAAACCGCCCGTCGCAATACCCTTGATGATCTCAATTTTTTCGCGGATCCCGGCGGTCAACATCTCCCAAGCAGCAGCGGTGCCGATCTTGATGCCCTCCCAAACGCTCGAAATGGTCTGGCTTATGCTCTCCCATGCTGTTGACATGTAGGATTTCAGAATCTCGATGGATTCAACCCAATCGTTCTTCCATGTGGTGAAGTTTTCTGCTGTCTCCTCGCAGAACAAGCGGAAAGCCTCTTTGATTTCGTCCCAATTTTTCACCCACACGACCACGGCAGCAGCAACCAGTGCAAAAGCGGCGAGAAGTGTGCCGACTGTTGCACCTACGACGGCGGCGATTCCTTCAAGGGCGCCCGTAACTGCTCCTGCGGCTGCGGATGCGGCGCCGGTGATACCAGCCCATATTCCTGCCAAAGTTTCGCCAAAGCCAGCAAGCGCTCCACCGGCTGCCAATGCGCCCTTTATGGTTCCGATTGCCCAAACCACTTTACCGATGGCTGTGACAATGGCCCCGAGTATCATGAGAAGCGGCCCAATGACCGCCACGATCTTGCCGATGGTAATGATCGTTTTCTTGCTTCCATCATCCATGGCGTTGATTTTATCCACAAATTCCTTTATGCCCTGCACAAACTCACGCACTTCTGGAATCAATAACTCACCGAAAGCAATGGCGAGTTCCTGCAAGTCAGATTTTAACTTAGTGATATCGCCCTGGAGATTATCCTCCATGATGGCAGCCATGGCCTCGGCCTGTCCGTTGTACTGTTCAATGATCTCGGCCCCGGACGCCAGCGCTTCCTCAAGCGGAACCACGGATCCATCAGCGAGTTTCGCGAAACTGTTTGACGATGTGTCAATCGCGTTCGCTAATTGGTTGAAATCTTCATCCGATGCCTGAGCGATAGCCAAAAGGCCAGACATGGCCCTTGCACCACCAAGCATGGCAGCGGCGCGGGCTTTTTCTGCTTCCTCGGCTCCAAATGCTTGATGTGTCAGATCCTCAAGAGCCGCATCATATTTCTTTTGTGTGATGTTGCCCGCCTCAAGATCCGCATCGAGCTGCGCCACTTGTGCATCAAACTCTTCAGCGGACATGCCGACATTCTGGAAGCCGTCCCGGATCTGGTACATCACTTCCCGGAATGAGTACATGTTGCCCTGTGCATCATAGAGCGAAAGGCCGAGCTGATCAATGGCGGCCTGTGATTCCTTGGTTGGCTTCGCCATCCTGGTAAACAGATTTCGAAGGGATGTTCCGGCCATGTCCGCCTTGATTCCATTATTTGCCATCAAACCAAGGGCAAGCGCTACATCCTCGGCTGTATAGCCTAATGTTCCGGCGGGGGCGGCGGCATATTTGAATGACTGCCCGAGCATAGACACATTTGTGTTTGAATTGGTGGCCGCTGCCGCCAAAACATCCGCAAAGTGAGCGGAATCTTTCGCTTGTAACCCGAAGGCCGTGAGCGCATCCGTCACGATGTCGGAAGTATCACCCAACTCTTCGCCGGAAGCGGCGGCAAGGTGCATGATGGCGGGTAGGCCGTCAAGCATGTCTTGTGTCTTCCAGCCGGCCATCGCCATGTAGGAAAGTGCCTCGGCTGATTCCTCAGCAGAAAACTTCGTCTGTGAACCCATTTCACGGGCTTTTGCAATAAGCGCTTCCATTTCCTCGGCATTTGCCCCGGAAATAGCCTGGACCTTTGACATTGCGGCATCAAAATCTGCTGCCGTTTTTACCGCTGCCGTTCCTGCGGCAACAATCGGGGCTGTAACATAAGTAGTCATACCACGCCCGATGGATGTCATTGTCTGCCCTGCGGCCTCGATCTTCTTTCCTGCGGCTTGCATTTCTTCGGCGGCTGCCTTGGTCTGTTGCTGTGCCACGGATCCGAAATCTTTATACTCTTTTTCGAGCGATTTAAGTTGCTGTTCGGTGTCGGCAATCTCTCTTGTGAGCGCTTCCTGCTGTTTGATGGTCTGCTCGGTCTGCGGGCCGTTCTTCAACTGCTCAAGGGCTTCTTTCTCCTGCTTGAGTTTGTCCTTCGTGCCCTCGATGGCATCCGTGAGCGCTTTCTGCTTCTGGGTGAGCAGTTCCACGTTCTTCGGGTCCATTTTCAAGAGTTTGTCGATGTCTCTGAGGCTGTTTTTGGACGAATTTATCTGCTTTTCGACATTCTGCAATGCCTTTGTCAGTTTTGTGGTATCGCCGCCGATTTCGATTGTAATGCCTTGTATACGCTTGCTTGCCATAATCGTTCACCATTTATGCGAGTAGGTTGTCAATGTCTGCTTGCATTGCTTTTTCGGGGAATTTGGCCGTGTCGTTGTCTGATTCAATCATCAGGTCGAAAACCGTGCCAATTTCCAAATTATCCAAATCTTCAAATGTCAGCCCGATCTGCTTGGCCCGCAGTAAATAAACTGCTGTGTTTATCTCTCGTGCAGTCGGGCGGTTTATTTTTTTGCCTTGCTTGAATTGTTCCGGCTCCCGGAATAAATGGCAAAGATCTCGTTGGCGTTCTCGATAAATGTCATACTGTCATATTCCTCAAGCCAATCAATGTATTTTTCCATGTTCAGTGCGTTCATGTCTGCTTTTCCTGCTTGCATTGCCATTACATAGCCCATTTTGCTGATAATATCTGCATCAAAATCTCCATTGTCATTCAGAACACTTGTGAGCAGATCGACGTGGAATAGTTGCTTGAAACGTATGAGCGTTGCGGCATTGGCAAGCATTGGGACAGTGCGCTGTTCCCCTTTCGGGTCACAAAGTTTGATTTCTCCATACATAGTGGTTTTTACTCCTTTCGATTGTCAGATATACAGAAAGCCCCATGCAAGGCATCAGCCAAGCACGGGGCATCCGTGAGGGTGTTATAAAAGAGAGCTTAGGTTGTTACATACACATTAGAGAACCATCCGTTGTATGTGCTGGTGCTTACGGTCTCGCTAGTGTAAGCCTTAACCTTACCATCTGCACGCGGTACAGCGGTGATCGTGATCGTGCCGTGGGTCGGCTCAAGGGTCTCGCCCTTGGTAGTGTTCTCCTGGGTCTCGCGGGTCGCAGAACACTTGTAAAATACGTTCCTGCGCTTCTTAGCATCGCCGTCGATCTCAAACAGCAAGGCAAAGTATGTCGTTCCCGTGGAATCGCTTTCAGTCAATACGCCGTTGGTGTCCTTTACCTCTCCAAGAATATCCTTCGCGAAGTCTTCCGGCATAACTTCATATTCAAAGTCGCCCTCATAGCCGTTATTCTGCGCGATGGTGAACCACTCGATATCATCAGCACGTTCCTTCACAACATCGCCACTAGGCGAAAGATTCATGGAAACCGCACCCTTGAAAGCCTTGGGGGTTCCGTAGGTGTAAGTGGTCTGACCGGTGCTGTCAACACTCTCAGTCAGTTTTGCATAGTATACATTCTTTAAGCCAAACTGTACTTTATTAGCCATTGATGTTTACCTCCATCGTATAAGTTTTCATTTGCATCCGTTCATCATCCAGCCAAGTCTCTTCGGTGCTGTACACCATTTCGTGTGCATCCAGCACGGCCTCGACCTTCGATTCCAGAGCAAAGTCTTTGTTGTCGGTGTATAACTCGATTGCTAACTGCTCAATCTTGACGTGGTTTTTGTTGTCTGCCGGCTCCGGGACATTTCCCGTGTATAGATAACAAATAAAAGGCGGGGCCACGGCCTCACCTTCTGCAAAAGAGCGGTATGCGAAGGGGATTGCATTTACCCCATCCGGTTTGATTTCGCCAATCATTTCAGCGATTTCCTGTAAGCTCATGTATGACCTTCCTTTCGTACTCTTTCACGAGTTTTTGTTCCACAGGTGCAATGTGGGCTCGGCCCTCTACTCTTCCGCCGCCGCGCTTAGCGTGGCCGTGTTCGAGTAGGTGAGGAAGCCCCGGCAATTTGCTGTTGTAGATGGTGACATTTGCCCCGGCGCGGGTGCGCTCGATGCTTGTTCTCCATCCGCTTGCATATCTCTTGCCATTGAAATTACTCTTGGCCGCCGATTGCACCGCCTTGGCTCCCGCTTTGCCGACTTTCTCCGTGATCTCCGGGAGTGAATCGGTGATGCCGTTTGTGTATTCCTTGAGAATTTCATCCACGGCAGCGGGCAACTGTTCAAGAGTTATCCGTCTGTTGCTTGCCATTGGTACCACCCTTTCGCTGAACGTACAACTCGATGGTGTCGGTGTTTTTGAGGTAAGTTCTGTAAATGGCGTATGTTGTGCCCTTATACTCAAGCATCTCCTGGTTCTCGTAATCATACGCAAACATGGTGATGCGGTAGTCGGGTTTTAAGCCATTCCTGCCACCTTCGAAAAACTCCTGCATGGTTACACTTGAAACATTACAGAACACTTGCTTATATGAACGTGTCACTGCATAAACGCCAAGCGCGTTCTTGGTCTTGGTCTCTGTTATGAGTTTTACGATGTCTGATCTGTCCATGTCGTGTACCCCGTCGCCATTGATAACTGAGCCTTCTGTTCATCATAGGATGCTTTTAATTTGTCGTAGTATTCCACGCGGTCCAGCTCCCCGAAGTTCAGTTTGCAGTATGTGATGATTGCACGCTCGCAGATCTGGTCCGTCCCCTCCGAAGTGACAGGAAGTGACACCCCGGCGATTCCCAAATCAGATTTTGCTGCCGCAATCAACTGCGTAAGTTCAGCATCAAAAGCATTTGTTGTTATTCTTAAAGCGAGTTTTACCTTATCCAGCATTATAAAAACCTCTCTATACTGCCCATGCGTTTTTCCCAATCGATTTCGTCCTGCGGGTAGACTGTCTTGTATCCAACATGACCGAGTTGTACCGACGGATCCGCCCAAATACTGAACCCACATTCACGGGCCCTCATGCAGAAAGCCAAATCCTCGCCGTATTTCTCATGAGGAAGGAAACAAAATGTGTATTTCTCCCAGATGGCTTTGATGACCTCGGTTTCCATCAGCACACAACCCATCCCGCACGCTTCCACCTCAAAAGGCTCTGCTCCATATTCACCATACACATACCGGTCTATGGGGTCGAGCGATTTGAACAGGCAGGATACATGCGGCGGGCGGCGGGCATGACAAATTGCAGAAACAAACGGCTTCCCGGAAAACATCAGGTCATCCAGCAGATCCTCCGTAAATACCATGTCGGAATCTATCCACAAAACATGGGTGAAATCTTCCTGACGGGCTTTTGTCGCCAAAAGGTCACGGGCAACATATACAAGTGTTCCGCTCTTGATCTCGATGTGGTAGTCAATGCCATCTTCATCTAGTCGCCTTTGGAGCGACAAGAGCGATTTCACAAACTCCGTGTGCATCATGTCAAGAGACGGAATAGCAATTAGCAATTTCATGTGGTTTACTCCTTTTATGTGGTTTTATTTCGCTTTCTTGGTTGTTCTCTTGGTCTCTGCCTTGGGCTCCGCACTTCCGCCGGCAGAAACAGCAACCGCGCTGTTGGTGGATGTCAAGAAACCAAACTCAGCAGGGGAAACCTCGACGATCTCCCCCGCCTTGTGATTAATTCTTGCATCCCGAAGCAGTCTGACCTTCATCAGGTGGTACCGCTAGAGGGCTTTGCAATGTTGCAGAATCTCTTGCAAGCCGTTACAGCATGTGCGGCATACTGACGACCTACAATCTTGACAAGATCCTTCTCAGCCTCGCTTACGTCGTCATACTTGAGAACAACGCCCTCACCCTCGGGGTAGTTAACCTGAGCGCCGTCAAGATCGCCAACGATTGCGTATACTGCATTAGCATCTGCACTGTCGTATGCAGGAAGCTCATCACTAAACAGAACCGGAAGATTCATGAAAGGATCATAGTTGAAATTACCTGCTGCGCGCGCTGCCTCAAAGTTTGCATGGGTCAAACGGTTCATGATGATTACATTGTTCTTTGCTTCATCACAAAGGTTCGCATACGCCTTTGAAACAGTTACAAGGCCGGGTGCCTCAGTAATCTTTGCAGCAGAACAAGCGGTAGATCCTGCGCTGGTGTTCAAGGTCTTAATGTCCGTAACTACCAGCTGAGAAAGTTTCAAAACGATCTTCTTGGAAAGTTCTCTGTAAACATACTCGATCAGAGTACGGCCGCCCATTGCGACAACTTCATCAGAAATGTGGATCCACTTCTTGATGTTTCTCGGGATCATGGTCACGATACCAAGGCTCAGAGATTCCTCGGTGGGTGCGGTTGTTCCTTCGGTATGTACCCATGCACCATCGGCGGAAAGCTCGAAAGGAACGCGCAGATTGCCCTTGATGTCGGTCTTGCGAACACGGGAAAGGATCTCGTCGTTATCCCATGCGGTTCTGATAATGTCGTCTACGAAAGACGGAACAGGAACAGAGCCGGAAACGGTCTCGGTCAGCAGTGCGCGGCACTCTGTATCTCTTCCGGTCTTGAGGTAGTTAGCAAAAGCATTGATATAGTCATCGGAATTTCTAACTTCCATTGCCTTGTTTTCCACCTTGCGCTCCTCTACGATCTGGCCAGCGCCCTTGATGACTTCCATGATGTCAGCCCGGCGGGTCTCAACCTCGATTTCCATCTTGCGAGCCTCGAGTGCCTTTACTTCGTCGTTGAGCTCTGCGATTCTTGCTTCGTCAGCGGTCTCAACTTCGTTTTTGATCTCTGCAAATCTCTTCTCGATCTGCTCAAGGTTCATTTTTTCCATTGTCTTGTCCTCCTGTGGATAATTTGATTTTGAGTAATAGTTTCCGCTTCTCCAGCTCCAGCGCCTCAAGTCGCTCCGCCTGAATCTTCGCAATCACTCCGTCACTCAGATTACGCACAGAAATGGATGTCGCATCGTTCGCCGGGATGGATACCGCCGAAACATCATATACTTTGCCAACCTTGGTAATGGTCCGAAGGTTGGTAATAGTACCATCGTCGTTCTGTCTTTTCTCCCAGGTATCAGCATCAACCCGGAAGCCAAAAGACATCTTGTTCGTATAGCCGCCTTTGATTTCCTCATAAAGGCCGCGCCCGATCTCGGTTCCGCCTAAATCAGCCTCAATAGCAAGCCCACGCTCATCGGGAGCAACCGTAAGCGTACCGTTTGATTGACGGGCAAAAACGCGGCCTTCGTGGTTATATTGGAAAATCACATCGGACATGTCAGCATCACGGAAGGCATCGGCTGCCACTTGCTCCTGGTATTTCTCGCCCTCATATTCAAAAAGCGTGTACGGCTCGTTGAATGTGGAAGCATAGCCACGCACAACCATGCGTTCCTCCTGCTCCTGATCTTGTCCATCGGCTTCGATGATCGCAAGTTTGAAATCTCTGTATTCTCTCTCATTCGTTTTGATCATTGTTCAAGTCCTCCAAAGTATCTACGTCATTAGCGTTTTTATATTCACCGCGGATCGTGCGGATCTCGCCACCGTCAACCGGCTCGTAGTTGAAAAGCTCTCTTGCCTCGTTTATGCTCATAACGCCACGGTCAAGCATCTGCTGAGCCATCTGCACCTTTTCGGAAGTGCTCATATACTGCAAGCGGTTAGCGTTTGCGATAAGGTAATTGCCTGTTGACCTCTCACGTTCTGAGAAGATCGCTTTGGTCATGGCCTCCGAAAACTGAATGGCGAAGGGTTCAATCGCTCCATTGAAGAAAGCATCCAATTTGTTACCATTGGCTTGATTCCTCAGCACTTCCTCGTTTACGCCAAAGTAGTTCGACACATTTTCAAGGATCAGCCGCATTTGCTCAGCATCCACCGTGTATGGTTTGGCCTCGACCTGCTTGATGTCGTTGTATGTATTTGGGAAGAGCAGGATCCCGCCGGCTTCCGCGTCTTTCGTGAGGTTCTCCTCCGAAAACCGTTTCCGCTCGCGTGCGAGGTCTTCCGTCTTGGTGAAATTGTTTACCCTTGCGATAAACCGGTATGAGGCGCTGTTTTTGATGGCTTCCTCAATGCCCTCGTTCTCGAGGTGAATGAGCTTCATCGTTTCTTTCAGTGCGTCGTTGCTCTCACCCCACCAATCTGACTTGTATTGGTGTTTGGTAAGAATTGCACACTTTCGCATCTCAACCGCTGCCGTTTGGCCGTTCGAAAACTCGTACCGCAGCCACAACTCGCCCTTGTACTCCACGATCTTGCACGCCACGGGAAGCACAGGATAATACCCCGTGATGTTCATCGAAGCATCAAATACCGGCACAATAAACGCCGTGTTGTGGATGTCTAGAATCGTGCTGGTCCGATAAAGGAATTGTGACCATGTTTGCCACTGATTCGGGCCGGTGGCGAGTTTGCGTGTCAGCGACGGCTGGGCGCTTCCCATCATCTGCACCTTGAGCTTGCTGATATGGCGCGCGCGGCAGTCAATGGCAGCCCGGACGATCTCGCTTTCGTAGATTTCCCCGTGCCAATTATGGAATACCGGTTTGTACCCGCTCAGCCCAACAAAAAAGGCATCCGCTTTTTGCAGTGCCTCCTCGCTTTTCTTTGCTTCTTTTGGTCTGAAAATCTTGTCAAATAAAGTGCTCATGTCTCATTCCTCAATCGTTCACCGATTTCGTTGTACCATTTCTGACGGACACAAAAAGCATCTGCCAGAGCCGCACATCCATCAATATGTGATGATGCATTCAGTTTTACGAGCTTGCCGCGGCCTCGCTCGTTGTTCATCTTGATTGCACTGTTCAAAAGGTGGACTTTCAACAGGTCGTTGTCGCCAATGTGAACCTTGCCATCCTTGAACAGTCCTTCCATTTCCTGCAATACAACCCATAGGTTGTCGCCCTGGTATACATCGTCTGTTCGAAACCCGTACCCGTTCAGATCCTGCACAAGGTATTGCGCGCTGAAACGGTCATATCCAACCATCAGCGGCAGGATTTCGTACTCCTCCACAAGCGAGGTGAGAAAGTTGAAACAATCATGATAATCAACAAAATTATCCCCGCTCTCTTCCAAGAGACCACGCTGAATGTAAATTCCATACGGCAGCCCGTCCCGCGCGCTGGCCTCTGTGATTTTCTCCGCCGGAAGCCAAAACTTCCCGAAGACGTACAGTTCGCCGTCTTTCTCTATAATCACCATGCAAGCCGTCAAGTCTGTGGTCTGTGACAAGTCAATGCCGGCCACACAATAAGAACCGCGGAAATCCTCCAGGGAGAGGGGCGCGCCACTCATTTGCTCGACTATGCTTGCCTCAAGCCATGCCAAACTGCTGTTTTGTTTTATATTGCAGTATTTGGTCAAAAACTCGGCCTTTTTAGATAGCGAGCCACGGGCGATGGCTATTTCTTCCAGCAAGTAGTCAACCGGGATGGAAATGTTCAAGTTCGGATTGCTCTTGTGGAGTTCTGTGATATCATCCCATTTTTCAACATCGTCAATGATATATAAAAAAGGCAGCAGTCTCTTTTCATCACTGTCGCCCTTCAAAAACCTTGTTGCTCTTTTGATCAGTTCATCATATATGCTGTCGTTTATGTAGCCGCTAGTCGTGCAGGAAAGCATGATGCCTTCCGGTCTGGCCCCCATTCCAGACTTCAATACTTCATATTGCTTTAGCCCTGCATCGCCCTCCCAGGATGCCACCTCGTCACAGATGCACAACGACGGATTGAAACCATCAGACTTCTTCGCATTGAAAGCAATCTTTTTTACCGTGGAGTTTATCCCGGTGATATACAAATCTGACATCCTGTGTTTCGGAAGCATCGAATCATCATACACCTTCTTGTTGTGCATGTCCTTCTCTGAAAGCCGCTCTTTCATCTCCTGGTATTCAGGATCCAGCAGTGTCATCTGCCAAATGTTGTTGTATATGATGTCGGCCTGATCGAATTTCGGCGCGGTGTTGTAGATCTTTGCGCCAAAGCCGCCTTCTTCCATCCAAACATATCTTGCAATGGCAGCGGCGAACAGGCTCTTACCATTTTTTCTTGCCACCACCAGAACCGCTTCCCGGAAGAACCTTTTACCATCCTCTTTCACGATTCCGAACAGACAACTCAGAAAAGCCTTCTGCCAGGTCGCTAAAATCAGAGGCTTTGTGGCAAGCTCGCCTTCTGTGTGGAATGTATGCGACTCAATCCACTCAATCGCATCGTCCGCCTTCTTTTGGTCAAAAATATACTGTTTGTTGCGGATCCCAGAGACAATTATCTCCATAATGGATTCGATATACTGCCCCACGATGACATTTCCATCTTTTATGTCCTGGTAGTATTTATAAATCCAATTTTCTCTCACTTTTTTCCGCATATCTCCGTTCTTTTCCGTCCGATTTCGGCGTATCTCTCGCGAAAGTCGGAAACAAGG